TCAGACTTCTTACCCTTCCTAGCCACAGGCTTCTCAGCCGCTACCGGCTCCTCAGACGCCTCGAAGATCCACAACCCGTACCCGCTGTGGCCGCGTAGGAAAGCCGCCACCTTCGGGTCGTCCGTGGTGAACTCGCCGTTGACAAACTCCACACGGGGGCCGTCAGGCTGTGCGTTGATAACCAAGCCCAACCGCGGGCTGTGGAAGACGTACCGCTTGCGCTTCGCCAAGACAATCCCTCCCAAAAAGTAAGGAGGGGCCGACAAGGCCCCTCCTTGTTACGCAGCGTTGTGCAGCACGGCGTGGGTCTTTTCCAACCGCACCGCCAAGCCAACCTCGGTGATGTACTCGTCCCGCCAACCGTCCTCGTCCGGAAGCTGGATGTTGGTCCTGAGCGTGGTGTCCCGGCCATTCAGCGGGCGGTACTCGATGTAGTCCATGTCCACGCCGAAAGCCAGCCCCTGATACTCCTTCTCCAGCGTCCTGGACGGCACGATGTACAAGTCGCCGTGGAACGACCTGTACTGCTTGAGCCGGATCCCATACGTCTCTTCGCCGCTGCGAGTTTCAATCCGATCACGGGCGAACTTGTTGATGATGGACCCCACACGGTAGGAGCAGACGAGGAGCTTGCGCTGAGAGCCGTGTTGGAACAGCATTTCGCAAAACTCCTCGAACTTGTCTTCGGTGAGGTTGTTGCCCGCGTCGTAGTGCTTGGTCTTGATGAACTGAAGCAAGCCGCCGGTCATCCGCCGCTTGTTCGCCACGTCCTCCTTACGTTCGCCGAACAGCAGCGCGCGCTCGATGTCCAGGCGGTGCTCCAGGGCCTGATCCCGACGCAGACGAGTGCGCTCCGTCTCGCTGGTCCTCAGCGCTTCCCGCTCGCTGGTCATGGACTGGTCAAACGGGCGACGGAAGATCTGCGTGTAGTTGTACTCCTTCACAGGCTGGGCGACTTTGGGTTCAGGCGCACGGCTGAACTCCTCCATCGCGTTGCCCAACCTCAGAAGCCAGTCGTTGTCATTAATGGCCGCAGGCGTGGTCACGCCGTAACCACGAACAACGGTGACAGTCTTCGTCGCCTCGTTAACCGCCGTGACGAACATCACCTCGCCCGTGCGCGGGACCTTGATGATGTCCCTGGCCCGGAAGATAGTGGGGTCGTCCACGACGATCTGCGTCGCGCTGTCATCCACACCGCCGTCCGCCTGGGTCCACCATGCACCCGGCTCAGAGTCGTACCAGTAGAACTCCGCCGTCCTGGTGGGGCGCTTCCTTGCCCGCATGAGGATGACCAGGAACGGGTTCGCATCAGGGATGAGGCGTGCGATCTCCTTGGAAACGTCAATGTCCCTGCGGTCACGGTCAATCCCGAAAGTGGTAACGGGGGAGTTGGACGCAGGGGTGGAAAGTCCGTAATCGAACTCGCCAGCCATTTTCAGTTGCACCTCCGCTTAAGTTCTGTGGCCTTAGCGGAGCGCAACAAAAACCCCACAAGTCGTTTGGCCTGTGGGGTTGCTGTTTCTGTTTGACGCTCCGCCTTAGCCGAAGATTCCTTGTGTTTGTCCTGGGTCGCCGAAGATTTGCCGCTTGATGACCTCCTCCGGGCTGGGTTGCGCCTGCTGCCTGTTAGCGTTCCCAGCCGTGGGAGCAGGCATCTGAGCGGCCTTCTTCACAGTGTTCATCGCTTGCTGAATCGCCGCAGTCTGCGGCACCTGCTGCTGGACGGTCTGCGCCTTGCGGGCCTTAGCGGCCAGGTACGCAAGCTCAAGACCGCCAGGCTGTGTGGCGAGCACAGGCTGCTCCTTGATGACTTCGAACATGTCTCGCCGGTACTCGTCAAAGTCCTGGTACTTGGACTTGAGCGAGTTGATTTGCCCCTGGAAGTTCTCCCGAAGCTGGGCCTGCATGTAATGCTGGTACATTGGGCCGAGAAGCTGGCCCAACGCCTGACCAATCACCTGGCCCTCCTGCTCAAGGAGCCTCCGCGCCACACGCTCCGCGAGCTGCTCCACGACCTTCGGCCCTTCGGATTCCAGCTTGTCCAGGAACTCGTCAGGGCTCATGGCGGGCTCAGGCTCTCGGAGCTTCTGTGCAGGGTGCTGTGCAGCGGGCTGCTGATAGCCCTGCACCGCCTGCGCCTGCTGGAGGTAGGCCAAGAGCTGCTGGTACTGCTGCTGCAACGTACCAAGCTGCTGGCCCTGCTCCCCGAGCTTGCGCTGAAGCTCCTCGTAACTGCGCTCCAGGTCCTCCGGGGTCTGGTACTTGCCTGCCCACAGCTTCTGCCCAGGGTGTCCCTGCTGCTGTGCCCCCACATCCGTGTCCGGGTGTCCCTTATCGGGGCCGTCCTGCGGCTGTGGGTCCACAGTCTCCGGGGCCTGGTCCGGCTGAGTCTCGGGCGTATGTGGGGCGTCTCCCGTCTCGGGGACCCCAGCAACGTCCTCATCGCTCAAGCCGAAAATGTGCTGCACGCTGTCAGGCATGTTAGCCCTCCTTAATCCTGTCGAGCCTGCGCTCGACGAATTGTTTGACCTGCTCAAAAGCCTTCATGCGCCCTTGAGAGCGCCCGACTTCGAGCAGGTCATTGAAACTACGGGAGGCCAGGTCATTGGCCTCCCGTCGAATCCACTCATCAAGAACCCTTGCCAGCACGGGCCAGCCGTCGTGCATTGCCAGCCGAGCCAGCTTCTCATCCTCTTCCCGTGTGGTCAGAGTACTCACAGCACGCTACCTCCTGAAATCGGCTGTCCTGTCGGGCCGTAGAGAACAGGCTGTTGCGGCTGCTGCGGTTGTCTACGGCCCGAATTCTGTTGGCGCTCTGGCACCCGCCCAGCCACAATCTGCTCATGCAACATCTGCTGTAACGCCATCTGCGCCATCTGCTGTTCGACAACCTCACGCGGCAGGAGCAAGCGCTCGACATTCCTCACGTCGAATGACTGGATAAGCATCTTTGTCAACTCGTAGCGGTCGATGTACGGGTTCTGAGCCGCCAGCGCCATGAGTTGGATCAACTGCTGGCGGCGCAGCTCCTTGTTGGCCGCAGGGTCCACGTTGGAACCGCTGGGCAGGTAGTCACGCTCGCCAATTAAATCCCCAGGTTCCACCATCACCCACTTCATACTGGCGTCCTCGCCAAAGAGGCGAACGACCCTGCCCTGGTCAAGGAACTGCTGGTTGTTTAGGTCCATCAACATAGCTAGACGCTTAATGCCTAGTTCCTCAAAGAGCATGATCTTGACATCAAACCGAATACCGGCAGAGGAGCTTTTGGTCACAACCTCCGTAGCCGTCTCCTGGCGGGTCGGGTCTGCACCGCGCACCACGGGCGGCACGCTGAGAGCATTTTCCATGTCTCTTTCAATGACGTTGCCCTCAATGTAAGCGGAGGAGGGGACATCAGAAAACGCAATCTCCGTCACGTCATCCGGTTGGTCCACGTAGATAATGCCGTGTGGCCTGCTGACAAGCTCCGACTCGTCAATGTCGGCTCCACGCCGCACCTTCCACATGCGGTTTAGGACCATGCTGGCGTTATCAATACGCTGGTTCCGCTGAGTGTTCAGTTCCTCTTGCAAGTGCTGGATGATCTCCACAGCACTCATGCCGTAGAACTCGTTAGGCAACGGCTCGAAGCTGGCGACCACGTAGGGTTTCTTACCGTGCTTCCAGTACGGGTTCTGACCCTCGTATGCCAGTTCGCAGCGGTTGATGAGCATGGCGTAGCGCTGGTCTTCCCAATAGTGCAGGACCTCGTAGGTCAGGCCAATACGTACACCCTTCTCGTCGGACCAAAAGCCGTCGGTAGTCTCGGGTGCGAGTCCTACGGCGCTCATGCGCTCATAACGCCCGTCCTGGATGTTGGAAACAGAATGGACCTTCTCCCAGTCAATAGGAAACACACGCCCGAGACCTGCTTCTTCGAGCACGGCCAGCTTTTGCTCAATTTGCTCTCTTGACAACCACTCCCGCTGAAAAACAAATCTGCAGGAATCAATATCATACCCTCTCGGATCAGGCCAAAAGTCAAAGTAATCCACGACCTGAATCTCGTTGTCGTCCCACACACGCTCCGAAATCTCCTGGTACTCTACAACGAACTCGGGCTGCGCCCCGTTGTACACCACGTCAATCGGATTGGCAAGGCGAGGGATGGGGATACGCACCGTCCGGTCCTCCACACGCCAGCCTACCGACATGATCCCGGCGGGGAAGATGAGGACGGACGTAATGAAGTCGTAAAACTTTCGCTTGATACCGTTGCGGTCCAACTGCTCGTCAACAAGAGCGGAGGCGACCTTAGCCTTCTCTGCGTTCTCGGCCATGATTTCCGGCGTAGCGCCCACAAACGGGCGAGGGATGAACTCCAGGTACGGGCGTGTGGAGAAGAACGACTTGACAATCCTCGCCCGGATAGAGTCCAGGTACTCGTAGGTCTTAGGGATGTGGAGGTTGCTACGCCCTTCAATGTGAGCCTTCTCCCGCCAGCCACGATAGAGCTTATACCACTCCAACGCTTTCGAGTCGTATTGCTTGCGCCACGACTCGGCGTAAGCGAAACGAGTGACAAGCTCTGCCGTGCGCGCCTCGCGGTTGAAGTCGGCAGGAAGGCGAAACGTCGGTTGTTCTACTTGCACCAGCGGAGAAGCCATCACTTACCACCTTTGCGCTTGTTCACACGCTCCGGCAGCTTGCGCTTGCCGGTCTTGCGCTCCCACTCGCGGACCGTCTCCCACGGGATCTCGCCCCGCTGCGCCATGGCGTAGAACTTACGGCGCTGGGCTTTTGATTTAAACGGCATGGTCGCTCTTGGCCTCCTAGCCCCTCAATATCCCGTGATGGAACTCACCACAGGGCGTGTAAGCCTTTCCCGCCTGCGCCTGCGCTCGTACAGCTCGCGCTGGCTCACCGTCTTCGGCGGGCGGGACATGATACCGTACCGAATGGCCTCCGGACCGTGGTCCTCGCACTCATCTGCCACATCCTCCGGGTCGTTCTCGTCGTGGACGAGAGCGGGGAGGGTGCGGATAAGTTCGTAGCAGTTGCGGAATATCTGCAGGCGGGCCGTCTTGCGAGGCTGCCCCGTCACGGGGTCAGGCTCGCTGTTCAGGTCGTCGTAGGGCTTGAGCGCCTCCCGCAACG